AGCAATGTATGATGGATTTAAAACCTATTATACAAACAACGGTAAGGGTATTAAAACAACGTATATGGACTGGAAAAAAGCTTTTGCAGATTGGTTAAGGAGGGATTTTAATAATGGTCAAAGAAGCTTTAACAAAAAAAATAGATCTCAAGAGATCAGAGATTTTAACGCAAGGCTATTCGGAGTGAATAGTTGGGATAATGAAGAAAATTAAAGGAGATTTGAATATGAAAAAAATAGATGAATTGTTAACAGAAATTATACCTCAACAAGATAATGCATCTTTTTGGATTGTACAGGCTGAGAATAGAAATAAAGAATATGAAATTGAATTACAAGATACAATAAATAAATATAAAAAATATGATAAATTACTTAAATTGCAAAAGCCAACCTCTGAAGAAGTACGCACTCTTTTTAGAGAAATATCTAACGCGTATAATAGAACAGATAGCATTCATAAAGATTTAATAGAATTTTTTGAAAACGAGTTAAAAAAATATCCTTTTAGATTGATTAATAATAGCCTGCCTAAATATCTTATAGAAAACCCTAGTCTTTATCCTAATACTAATCTTATTGCTCATTTTATAAATTGGATTGATAGCAAATTTAAAGAAGTTACAGATCCCTTGCTATTTGATTATTGGGCATCAAAAAGAAAATTAACAGACAAGTATGGGCTTGATAAAATAACTGAAATTGATAAATTAGTCAAAGCTATTGATAGCGATATTAAACAAATTCAATCATAAAAAAAAGAGGCTATATTTAATAGCCTCTAATAAAGGGTGTAATGAATAAAAATGAGCAATTAAAGTATATATATTATATATAAAAATGCAATAAAAAAATAATTAAATTTTATAAAAAAAAGATTGCAATTGTAATAAAGAGTATTAGAATATTATAAAACATATTAAAAGGAGTTAAAAATGGTTAAAGAGACAAACAGGGTTGAAGTAGTAGGTGGACATCTAACTTTTAAAGGTTGCGAATTTGCAGACACTATTGAGACAGAAAGAAAAAACAGCATCTTTAAGTTCTTATACCCCATATAGTTTAGATATAGATATTAATGAAACAGAATATAATTTTAGAAAAGGATTTTTAAGGTGGCAACAATGAGATTTAAAATAAAAAATAATAAACTTTTCTATAATCAACATAAGGTTATCGGAATACATAGCTTAGTAAAAAGAGAAAATAAGGCAATGATATATGGCGATGGTATTCTAACCTGTAGACTACAAGGCATAAGAACTACCGACCCACGTATAGAGAAATTCAGTGTTGAATACAAATTTAAAGAAAAAATCAGCCTATCAGTTAGCAAAGAAGAAATTGAGTTTATTGAAAATTTTATTAATACTATAAAAAAAGTGAAGAAAAAAGTTGACAAAAGTATTTAAACAAGATAACATATGTTTATAAATAAATAGAAGATATAAACAATATATAAAAACAAACAAAAGGTGAATATAAAATGAAGACAATAGAAAATAAGTTTTATGTAATAAATGATGATGTTCAAGCTCCAAAAATTGATAATATGTTTTGGGTACAGGCATATGATGAAGTAGAAGTTGATCAAAATCTAGACACAGTAAAGATTTTAAGCAATGAACCTATTTTTTTAATAACGTCACATTATCAAGATTTAGGAAAAATAGCAAAGAATTATGAGATATGTCTTGATGATCCTCAAGCATATGATTTAACATTCCCAATTGATAAAATGATAGGTGAATATAGAATACGTGGCTTTAGAAAGCTTAATAGTCCTAACAATTGGCAACAAGTAATTGTGCAAATAACTAAAGAACAAGCCGCATATATAATAAGTAAAAAAAATTTAAGTTCTCCTGCTTACGAGCGCAATAGTTACGCGTTTAAATTGGGGTGTAAAAGTCAAAATATGTCTAACAATATGTCAACAAAAGAAAAAGATAAGATTATATTGCTAAAACTTTTCAATAAGCAATTTAAAGGCATTGTATTTAATAGGGATAAGCTCACTATAAGCTTTAAAGAAAAAGATCTTGAGAATATTGCAAAAAGATTAACGCAAATAAACATATTTTTTTGTATCATATCAGATAGCCAGATACTATTAGGTAGACAAGAGACAGCGCGTTTTGTAAATCAAAAATAATATTAAAGCAATTAAGGGATATAACAAGATGTTTGCTTATAAATTTTACAGAGTGATTGATGATGGGTTTATGGGGGAAACTAGGCCTCATGGGGCTGAGCAACAAATAGAAGTAGATAATTTAGATATGGCAATTAAATACATTAAAAATTATCTCAAAGAGATTTTTAATGATAACGTTTTATTTTTCAATATAGATGCAAACAAAATTTATACTTATGGAGTAATAGACTTTAAGCATAATGATATTGAATATATTTGCAAAATTAAAAAACAGAATATTAATGAAAATGATTATAAAAATATAGAGAATCCTGATTTTATGCAACCATTCGAATTACCGAAAGTTCAATGAATATATATGCTTTTACAGAGTATCTTAAACAGACAAAATAATTAATAAAACATTAAAGCAAATAGTAGGAGATTATAGATGAAACACCTTACTATCAAACTGTACCAAATTTAAAACTTGAAAAGGTTAATTTGATCCTACAATAAGTTTATAATTGCAGGAGTGATAAAGTATATAGCTTTATTCGTCAAATAGGTGTACAATATAGTAAATAGGGGTGCATATAGGGTGGGGCAAAAGAGATGGGGGATGTATGGCGGTTTTAAAGGAAAAATATATTAAATTAGTGGTTAGTATTCTAAGGTCCAACCCAGATATAACAGAATCTAAGCTAAAAGAAATGTTGCAATGGAATTCAAATAGAAAAGTAAGAAGTTACAAGTTAAAAGCTTTAGATATGCTCGCCCTAGAACGTAAAAACAATTTAAAGATTGTTGACCATTCGACTGGTCGTATTTATAAAGAAATGACACATATAGCAGTAGGCCATGAAAGTAAAGAAGAATCACTTAATAATTCTGATGATTCTGTTTCAAATGCAATAAAAAAGCTAGGTGAAGAATTGGGCAGCGAAATAGCTGCTTTCACCGTTGAAACTGTTAAAGAATTTAGAAAGCAGTTGCCTTTTTTGATAGAAAGGCACCCTAAATCGGTAGCGGATTTAGCCTTTAATTTTATAAAATTAGCAGATAAGACTAAATGAAATTTAATTTTGATTTTAATTTTGATTTTAATCCGAATAAATCTGAAATTAATAAAAATATTGATTTAAATCAAGTATTTGAAAGCCCCAAGATTTATAAAGCTATATTTGATATTAATAAAATGGCTAAATTTACTATTGTTGAAGGAGGTCGAGCTTCAGCAAAAACACAAGAAACAGCCCTGTTTTTAATAAAAGAAAGTTTTAGGTTTAGAGATAGAGTAATCCTATGTGGAAGAGAATACCAAGCTTCAATAAGAGATTCAGTGTATACTGTTATTAAAAAGTTAATTCAAGCGCCTAAAAAAAACAAAATTGAAGATTGTTTTCATATTACTGATAAAGAAATAATAAACTTAGCAAGTGGCACAAGGTTTGTTTTTAGGGGGTTTAATGACTTTAAAAAGGGGAGCTTTAAAAAAAGCAGCAACCTCAATAAAATAAAATCTTTAAGTTCAATCATTTATGTTTGGATTGATGAGAGTCAAGATATTACTAGCAGCACCCTAGATGTATTAGTTCCTACAGGAAGAGACTTTGTTGTAACATTCTTTGATCATCAAGACTACCAAGAAGAAGTTCAACTGGATAGTGATACAAAGTTTATATTTACAATGAATAGGCAGACAAATGGGGATGCTGTATTGCATTATTTTGATACGTATGAAACAATGGTTAAAAAATATAAGGTTAATATTTTTGATTTAGAACCAAAATTTCAAAATAAAAGCATGCTAAGATTAGCAGAAGCTCAAAAATCTCACCCGAATTATTCGCATATATGGTTGGGTGAGGCAAAAATCGACATAGCAGACTCTTTATTCCCACAACATTGTTTTAAATATGATATAATTAATAATTACCCTGATATTGCGCACGTTGTAATTGCAGTCGATCCAGCGGGAGGAAGCACTTTAAAGAATGATGAAACAGGGGTTGTTGTTTGTGGGTATTCAGCCGAGCTGGACAAGTTTTTAGTTTTAGAGGACTGGAGCGGCAGATATAGCCCCCAAGTTTGGGCTAAAAAAGTAAATGCATTATATCAAGATTATAAAGCTAGTAGGGTAATAGTTGAAACTAATTATGGGGGCGATTTAGTAGAAAGCAATCTGAGATCAATAAATAGCTATTTACCAATTTATAAAGTAAGGGCTAAAAAGGGTGGAGGAAAACTAACTAGGGCTGAACCAATAGCAACATTGTTTACTGAGAATAAAGTAATATTCTTACAAAGAATGCCAGAATTGCAGAATCAATTAAACGGGTTTACCCCTAGCGGGTATCAACTGCAAGGATCACCAGATAGGGCTGACGCCTTAGTTTATGGATTAACATATTTAGTAGAAAAAGTGCAAAAAAAGGTAACAATTCATGTTTTGGATTTTTAAAAAACAAAAGCAAAATGTCCCAGATGTTTTAGAGAAAGAAAAGCAAGATTTATTTAATAGAATTACAGGCTGCAACATTGCGGGTAAAATTAGCGATTTTGCAGATGAACACAGCCAATGGTTACAATATTATTTACATTGTTCCGTCTTAAATGATGCAATTAATAGGATTTTGGATTTATTCGATCCTATTGTTTTTAAAAACTTCCCCAATATAGATAGATTGCAAATTGCCTCTTATATTATATATGGCAATTTGTATTTAGGCTATACTAAATTGGGATCCGCTGTTTTTATTCATCCTGAAAGTGTCAGCATAGAGAATCAAGATAAGATGATGGAGGCTAGCTATGTGATAGATGGAAAAGCAAGATTTGACTATTTAGGGAATCCTTTTAATAGTAGGGATATGTTTGTTAAATTAATTCATGTTAAAAATCAAAATTTAGCTAGTAATAAAATTATAGGAGAAAGCTTTATTTTACCTATTAAAAAAGAGGTAAATATTCTTATTGAAGGATGTAAATATAGTTTAGCTTTATTGCAAAATGGGGCTAGATTTGATGGTTTTTTAACCCCCAAAGAGCCCTTAAATGAGACTGTTCTCCAATCTATTTTGTCGCAATTTCAATCGCAGCATAGGGGAGCTAAGAATGCAGGCAAAACTTTATTAATAAATGGAGATTTAGCTTATCAGGCAATAGCGGGACAAACAAATAGGGACATGGATTATAAAATGTTAATTGATTTAGCAACTACAACAATTTATAATCATTTTAAAATTCCTTTGCCCATGGTTTCTCTTGGTGCATCAACTTATAATAATTTTGCTGAGGCTAATTCTAAAATTTATAGCAATGCAATCTTACCAATTGCTCAAAATATAATCTTTCAATTAAATCATATATTAGGGTTTCAAACTAATAGCGCCAAGGCAATCACTATTGATATAAATAATTTACCATTACAAGGTAAATTTGTGATGTATGAATTAATCAATATGATGAAAAACTCCGCAATCTTTACGGTTAATGAGATGCGTACACAATTAGGGATGAACCCTTTAGAGGGTGGCGATATTATTTGGAACAGCAGCGGAACTCAACCTTTGGCTTATATGGGAAGTATAGATGAGTCTTTATACAAGCAAAATTAAAGCTGAAATTTTTTTACAAAGAAAATTAGAAAAAGCTTATAGTAAAAGAGACTATAAAAATATAGAAGTTATTATTAAAAATTTTATGTATAATAATCTATATGATTTTTTAAAAATTAAAAACAAATATCTTGCTTTTAATTTATGCTTTAATTATCTATATAAAATATTTGAAAAAAACTATTTGGCTAGCCTAGTAAAAATAAATACAAATAATCTATTAACAAGAGCTAAATTAGACGCAAATTTGATAATTAATTCACCTGCTAATATACTGGATGGTATCCATTCTTATTATAATATTAAATTAAGAAGTAATAAAAACTTTACTAACATATCAGAAGAAGACAATTATAGTCTCTTTCTTTATTGGGCTGTTGATAGTGCAAAAAGCTATGATTTAAAAGTTATTGAACAAATTAACGAAGATTTGCTTAATGAAATTAATAACACCAATGAAGAATCTAAAAAAAGAGAACTTAAACAACAGCTTTTCGATATTAAAGAATTAAATCAAGCTATAATTACAGCAAATATCATTGCATATTTTGCTAATGATAAATGGAATAGTCAATTTTTGCCGACTTCAAGACCCGCACATATAAGTGCCCATGGTCAATTGAGAGGTAAAAGTGGCTACTTTGAAGTTGGAGGAGAAAAATTAAGCTATCCGGGGGACTTTGAAAATGGCAGTATTGGCAATGTAATAAATTGTCGTTGTTTTTTAACAAGGTAGACGTTATAATATTGAATATTAACTAAGGAGAAGCAATGAATAATTATGAATTTCAAAAAAATATCCCTTTTGAAGTAGACAAAATAGAGAGAGCGGACAAAGACTATATAACAGTCAGCGGCTATGCTACCACTTGGAATAACGTAGATTTAGCAGGGGATATAGTCTTAGAAACAGCAATCGGCGATGGCTTATCCATTATAGATACTAAAATATTAGTTGATCATGATAAATTAAGCTTAAAATCTACAGTGGGCAAAATAATAGATGTAGAAAAAGATAGCAAAGGACTATTTATTAGGTGTAAAATTTTTAAAACCCCCTTAACTTTAGAACATTTAATCCCAGCAATTCAAAAAGGGTTAATTGAAAACTTTTCAATAGGATTTAGAGCCTTAGAATGGGACACATCAGATAGTGGATATATTTTTAAAAAGATTGATATCAAAGAAGTAAGTTTGGTTAGCTTCCCAGCTAACGAACAAGCTAATATCATAAGCGTTAAGCAACAACCAAAGGAGTTTTTAGATATGGAAGATATTATAAAAGCAAATTTTGATAAAAATTTGCATGAAATCAAGGGCGAGGTTAAAATTTTAAAAGATTTAACTGAAAAAATGGCAACAAAAGAGGACTTATTAACCTTAGATAGCAATTTTGCTAAATTAAATGAAAATATGCGCATGGTTAATACTAAAAGCAACACCGATGAGGAGTCTGATCTGTTTTTTAAAGCTATTTCATCTAAAAAATATGAAAGAGTACAATTAGCCGATCATGCTAAAAGTTTGGGTGGAACTAATAATTCAATTATTAATCCAGATGGCGGAATTTTAGTGCCTACATCTGTAATGAATGAATTTATTGATTTAACTTTTAATGAAACTGGATCATTAAGGAGCGCAGTCGGAGTTATTACAACTAATGAAAAATTTTCATCTATGCCTGTTGTAGTTAATGCTCCTACTGCTTATTATAGAGCCGAAGCTGAAAGAGTGAATTCTGCTCAAAGAAAGTTTTCGAATGTATTGTTTTCAGCTAAGAGTTTGGCTGTAGCAATTTCTGCAACTTGGGAATTTCTTAATTATCAGAAGGCTTATGTCAAAAACAATATTTTAACTTCTATGAGACAAGCCCTTTCTACAAGAATCGATTATGATATTTTAAACGGAGATCCTAGCATTGGGATTGAGGGTATTTTAAAAAATCCTAAAGTTCCTACATATAAAACAGCTGTGGCTGGTACTATCTCTTGGAAAGATATAGTTACTGCTAAGGCTACTTTAAGATTAGGAAGTAATCCTGTTATCATTATGCATAAAAAGACTTTAATTAAACTATGGACTGAAACAGACACAACTAATCAACCTATTTTTAATGCGGTTAATATGAACCAAATGTCAAATATCGATATGCTATTTGGGATGAAAGTAATATTAGTTGGTGATGTTGATTTAGGCATAACCTCTCAGGGAGCAAGAGATACAAGGAGCATGTTAGATACTGTAAATGCTTCGGATGCCTTTATTACCAATGCAGATGTGGTTGTCATGGGAGATTTAAGGACGGCTTATAAAATGGTGATATCAAGAGGCTTACAACTTTTTGAGGATAGCACAAACGACATGGCCTCACAAATTATAAATTGGTATGGATTTACAGATATTGACGGCAAAGTTGTAGATGAAACAGCTTTAGTTAAAATTAAAATTAAATAAGGATTATAAAAATGTTAAATAAAGATTTAAACTTATTTGCTTTAGAAAAAATTGACTTAGCATTAAGTGCAGGTGAAAACACAAGCACAGTTGCTACATCAACAGCTCATAGCATAATGTTTTTAGTTGATTTATCAACGGTAACTGGTTTTACTTCTATTGATTTTAAAGTATTAACAAAATCAAATGCGGTAGATGCTCCATGGGTAGAGGCAACAGCATTCGGAGCAACAAAGATTGTATTCGCTAATCTGGATAGCGACGCAAATAAAAGAATTTTTTCTATAGGTGCTGCTGGTGGAGATTCTGGGATGATATCATTGGTAGCAACGGTAGTAGGGAATGCAGCAGGTGCAGCCAGAATTTATGCACTACAAGAGGCAATAAGAAATATAGACGCAAATAGTAATAAGAGGTAATATATGGCTAAAAAAAATAAAGAAATTGTAGAAAACACCACTAGTTCATATCCCTTTGAATGGTTACCAGCTTGGGGCAATGTCAATCCTGAAGGATATTACCCTAAAAGGGCTTTTTGGAATAGAATACTTGCATATGATGATTTCTATGAAAATGTTGACGGTAGCGGCAAATTAATAATAAAAGCACTTGAATATATAAAAACCCCAGATCAACTAAAGTGGTTTTTTGAAAATCTTGGTAGACCTACTTCCTTAAAGGATGTGACGCCTGTTTTTTTAAAAACAAAATGTTTTTCTTGGGCATTCGTAATGATCAATGCAAATAATGAGAATGAAAGTTTTAGTAGTTCATTTGGTTTATATGATAAATTTTCGGGTAGCGATGACTACCAAGGGTTTAGTCTGCATTCTAAGAGATTGTATATGTTTGAAGGGAGATTTTTGCGTAAACTAATGGAAGCCCTCAATACTTACAATTATGGGCTTCCTCATCGTCCTCCCAAACCTTCCGATCCATCAACACTTAGAAAATTGAGGTTTATTCCATTAGAATTTTTAGTGCCAACCCCTTTTGATGAAGCTTACAATGAGGTGGGGGATATTTATAGAGACGGATATAAATTAGCTCCAGGACTCCCATATCATCAGAATTGGGAGGTTGAGAAAGGTAAATTTGAGTTTTATCACAAAGACTTTAAGCCCAATGAACAATTTTATTCTAGCTTATATTTTAATGATGGATTTACACTCACAACAACAGATGAAGAGGACAAAGCAACAAGTGTGGAAGTTGATACAGATAACCAATAATGTTTTTGATTGGGAGGCTAAATTAGAAATTATTAAGCCGATTATTCAGTTTGATAGTGTAGATTTAGCTGTAGTTAAATATTATTTACAAATAGTTGAGCAATATTTGCGCGATTATGCTGGAATCGCTATAGTGCAAAACACTTTTAAGATTATTAAAGATTGCAACTATACTTGTTATACGGGTGTTAGGAATCCTTTAATTCCAATTGTTGATTGCTTTCCTAATGCCTGTATTCCTTTTGATACTAATTTTGAGGCTGGAGCAGATCCTAGTCCAACCTTGCTATATGATATTTCAATGTGTGTTAAAAATATGTATAATGGCTGCGAATGCTTAAGTAAGCAAGCTATGCAGCCATTAAATAAATACATCAATCCAATTATGATTACAAAGGAGAGCGCATTATGTTATTGCAATCAAATGTAGAATATCAATTAACAGATAGCCAGCAAGCTATCATTGTCAAAGGCGGTCCAATAAATTTATTTGTAAAAGGTCAATTGGTTGATTTTGTTTTAGATGGCAGTTATGAAGAGGGGTTTTATAATTTACCAAGCCTAACAGGATTAATAATTAAATATACTGGTGCAGCCCAAGTTGAATTGGTGGGGGTATAATGGGGTTATTAGAAAAAGGACTGATTGTGCAACCTATCATTTTATCAGAGGTGCAATGGGGTAACATTAAGGGAACTTTGAGCAATCAAGAGGACTTAACATTGTTGATTAACACCAAAGAGCCTTTAATTAATATGGGATCATCTGCAAATTTTTTTAATGGAACAAAGCAATTTGCTCCCATAATAGCCTCCAACGTTGTAACTGATTCGACTAAAAGATTTATATCTGATGCAGATTTTAATAATTTTAATAGCAAATCAGAGAAAAGACAATTAATTAATTTTACATGGACAATTGATAGACAAGGTTTTAGTAGTCAAATAGCATCAAGTGCTACACCAATTAATTTTTTACAATTTTTAACAGGAACCCCAGCGCCAACGATTGCTATCAGTAGGCATGAACAACAACTAAATCAAGTTGTAAATTTTACTTTTGATGCAAGCAATCCATTGTCTCCTATTTTAATATTCCCCGTTATTGATGGAGAGGTAGATTACCAAATAAGAATTTCAATTAGTGGTAGTTTTGGCGGAGCGACCTCATCCTCACGAATAATGCCTTTTGATATTCAGAGGGCATCAGATAATACTTTTTTGGGCAACGTTAAGTATGTTAAAAGTTTAGGCAGCAACAATGTGAGTGCTGAATTTATCAACATCACTACTAGAACTATAGCGGCAAACGACAACTTTAGTGAAACTGGGATTAGGTTGCTGTTAACACAAGATACAAATACAACTTTTACTTTAACAAGAGCCCAGCTTTATATTAAAGCTGAAATTATAAAACTAAATTAGCAAAGAAAAATGATTTGTAAGAAGCAAATTTGCAGGAGAATTGAAGTTAAGATATATGAACAAATAAGAGACTCTAGTAAATTTGATAGTTTACAGGCGGAAACTCAATTTCAAGAAATATTTACTTGTTATGCAGAAGTTAAACATCTTAATCCAACTCTCATTTATAACGGACAAGATACGATGCTAAATGAATTTACCCATAAATTAAGAGTTAGATACAATAAAGATTTTTTAAGAGAACAACTTTATGTAGAAATAAATGGCTGGCGGGGAGAAATTAAAAAAGTAATCAATTTAAAAGAAAACAATATAGACTTAATAATTTATGTAAGAAGGCTAGATGATAATAATTGAAGTTATATTGAAAAACAAAGAACCTCATATAGATTTAGCTAAAGCATTAAGAAACATGGGGCGCAACGTAAAATCTACTTTTTTACAAGACTATCAATCTGGAACTAAAACAGGCAGAAGATACGGCTCTCACATTGCGTCAGCGCCCAATGAAACACCAGCTAGGATAACGGGGAATTTAGGCAATAAGTTTGTTGTTATAAGCAGAAAAACTGAAGTCGATTTTGTTGATAATAGTGGTTATGGCGCATATCTTGAATTTGGCACAAAAAGGATAGCCGCGAGGAAAGGGGTTATTTCTGCAATAAATAATAATTTAGCAAAGTTAAATAATGAACTATCAGAAAATAGTTAATAGCCTAATATATAGTCTACCTTTTTACACAGAGAGATTTTGTGAGAAAATAGATGTTATAAATTATATGTTTGACATTAATAATAAATCATTAATGTTAACTTTAAATACAAGCGATTTCTCTAAATGTAGAATAGGGTATCCAATAACTTTAATTTTTTTAAGAAAATTAGAGGCTTTAGAAGTTGGTAACATTGGAAATTGTTTGCGTTTAAAAAAACCAGAAACTTTAAATAGGTTGTTTATTGATGGTATAGAGAAAAGTTTTAGACAAGATAGCGATGATTATATATTGCTTGATGAAAACATTGTTTTTGATAACAACATTGTTATACAAACAATTGATTATGTTTATTTATCAAAAACAGTCATTATTTTAAATAAAGATAACAATTTAAATACGATTTCAGTAAATTATGGTAAAATTATTACAGGATTAGAAGATTATAGCTTATATAAAATATATATAAACCATAAAGTCGAATTGTTGGCTGATATAAGCAATATTAATTATTATATTGATAAGAAGAATGAGCTAAAGGCACGCGTATTTGTTTTGCCAATGCAGTCTAATTCTTCTCGTTCAATCCATAGTATAAGCGATGCCATTACAGAACAAAATATTGGCTCAGATTTTATACAGACAAGGATTAATAATTTCATGGTTATGTTATTTTTGCCAAATGATCTTAATAGTAAAGGTGGTCTCACAATGTGTAATCTAAAGCAGTTTGATATTCCTGCCGTGATAAAGTCTTTAGCTGGCTTAAAGCTTGGCTCAGATTATAACCCCATATCTTATAAACAAGATAGTTTAAGCGAATTCAACAATGGTTATATTCTTTACGGAATATTGTTTGAATGTATTGAGCTCTTTAGTAAACATAACATAGTAGTTAGTGAGGAGTTTTTATTAAGTAAATTTAATATTTTAGGAGACAAAAATAATGATTAACAAGCCAGAAATTAATTTAACACTGCAAAAAGCGGATAGAACGTTAGGCCTAGCAGCTCACAAAGTGTTGTTAGTGGGCAGATATACGAGTAATATTTATATAAAAAATGCTCTTATTGATAATTTAGATAATGGCCATTTAAAAAATATGGTTAAATTTTATAAAAAAATAGCTCCAAGATCTAGCATTTATATATTAGGAGTAAATGGGTCGGCAACAAAAGTACAAGCTAAAGCTACTATAAATGTTCCGATAGGAGTTGAAGCGGCTACTGTTTTAACAATAAATATACTAGATGAGATGCTAGTAGTAAACTTGGCAGCTCAGATGTCTCAAGAGGATGTTATTGAGGCTATAAATACGGCCCTATTAACATCTCAATATATTGTAGGTGTAGAAGTTGCTGATGGTATATTAACATTAACCACGTCTTTAATAGGCACTTTAGGCAACAATATATATTTTGATCTTCAAGGCAGCGATACTATTACAATAACAGGGTTTACTGGGGGCAGCGGAACTGATTTAGTAAATTTTGCGGCTATAGGAGATGATAGATATCAAACAATCTGTTTAAGCTCGGAGTTTGAGCCAACACCAATGTCACAGTTATTAAAATCAAGAGAGAATGTGCCCAATCAAGTGCTAGAAGGAGTTGGTTTTTATACTATACAGAATGGCAATCCTAATTCCAGTGATTTTGAAGATAATTTTAATAATATGTGGATCTCTAAGTTGGGCGTAAAGCTATCTAATCAGCATCGGGATATGGTAACGGTGGCATTGGGAGCCTTGAGATATATTAGATTTACTGAAAATGAAGACACTAGCTTATTTGTAGATAATTCGGCTGGATTAGATAACAAAAGAGGCGGTATCGGTATGGCTTCAATTCCATATCATAATACTAATTTAACTAAATATATCAGTGTTATTGAAGATTTTACCATTAATGAAACATCTATTTTAGAGAGCAAAAGAGTGGGTGTTATTGGTAAAGATACAAGTGGATTCAATATCTTATTAGGGAGTATGTTTACCACTGAAGTGGTCGATAATCTAGGGAATCCTGATACTACTTATAGATTTTTAAATAATGTCGATGTCTCTATGGTTTTAAAAGAATATTTTTATAATAATTTGAAAAAAGATTTTGCTCAATCCACTATGGTTAGAGCAAATGCAATCCCTGAAAGAGGGCAAAAAACAACTGTGGATGTTAAAGCAAAACTAAATTTATATTATTTAGCTTTAGTTGAGTTTGGAATTGTTGAACGTTTTGATGATTTTAAAAAGCAAGCAATAGTTGAATTTGATTTTATTAATGGGATTATTAAAATAAATTATATCTTCTATCCAGTCCAAGCTATTAGAGGTATATCGGGAACATTAAGCATAAAAATAGGAGATTAGAAAATGTTAAGGAGCAATGATTCATTAAAAATAGATGATATTTCAGTGGCTTATATTGCTAATTCAATGGAAGTTAGGAAGCCCTTCCCAGAAGGAAGTATAATAGCAAGTAGCATGGGGGGTGGCAAAACTAAAAATGATATCAGCGTAGATGATTCAACTGCAAAACAATATGTTAAGTTTAAATTAACTACAACTAATGGTAATATAAATTTAGCCACATTATGGAAGCAAAATTTTGTGGCAGGTCTTGCTTCTGTTATTCAAGTTGGCGAAGATGTTTTTCAAAACATGAGATTTACGGGTGAGCTTATTGAGCCTAGATCTCACGAGGGCGAAATAGAAATAAAATTTGAGGGTTAATATAATGAAAGAACTAAGCGGAACTATTGAGTTTGGACTAACAACTCCTATTAAATTAGCATTTAACGGTAGTCAAATTGAAGTAAAAACTTTAGTCATTGATAATGATAAAATGGCATCAACAAAATTAGCCTTGAAGGTTGATAATTATTTTGTACATGCTATAGTAAAAAGCCAAAATCTACTAACGAATGATAAAGATAAAAAATATTCTCAAGATTTAAATACACAAGACAAAGAAACCATATTGGATAAAGAGCCTCTTAGTAAGGCATCAATTTCAGCAACTGGAGCTTTTGCAAGATCAAATCTTGATGAAAATACTTTGAAATATATTTTTGATACATTTTGCCTTTTAGGATGTATTTTTTATGAAAATCCAGATGATCTAGCAAGAAAAAACATCTTAGAACTGTTTCATATTAAAGATATTGATTATATTGTAGGATATTATGCTGTAAATTTTACTTTATCGCGGCTACAGGGATAACTGAAAGGTGGTATTTTAATACCTCTTATATGTGCAAGTATCTTAACACAGGTCTTGACTTCTGGTATGATTGCACCATATATCAATACCAAAGATATTTAACTGTATGCCGAGATTTAATAGAAGAAGAAAAAAGACAGCAAGAAAAAAGGCGATGATAAATACAACATTATATAGATTAAAAGCTATTGATGAGGCGACAAAAGTTATTAAAAGGGTATCGGCTCAATTAGAGAGTACTAGAAGAATAGCTGCAAGGTTCTCTATAGCTTTTGCAGCTATGCAAAATTCTTTTAACACAATGGAGAGGAATCTTGACGGAGTATCTAATCAATTTGTGAGAATAGGGTTTATAGGAACTACTGCATTAACGATGGCAGGTAAAAAAATCTATGAGTTTGAACAGCAAGTTAACGCAATGTCGGCAGTTAGTGGTTTAGCTAGATGGGAAATTCAAGGATTAGTAGATACTGCAGAAGAATTAGGAAGAATTACAGAACACTCAGCCACACAGGCTGCAACTGCGGGAGTAAGCTTGCTGAGAATGGGCTTTAACGTTAGTGAAGCGAATGGCTTAATGAAACAAGCATTAGCTTTAGCGACTGCAGGACAATTGAGTATGGCTGATGCAGCGGAGTTGTTAGGGGTAACTATAAAAAGTTATGGTTTTAATATTTCTGAAGCTGGGCGCATTATTGATGTTTTTTCAAAAGCTGCGGCAAGTGGCAATATTACAGTAGCCGAAAGTCAAGAATTGATGTCAAAAGCTGGCGCTATTGCTAGACTTAGTGGGGTAGATTTTGAGTATTTAGTGTCTTCTTTTGTAAGCATTAGAGATAGAGGCATAGAGGCAGGATCGGCCGCAAGAGGAATAAGCGCCTCTATCGCTAAATTTGCAAAGCCTACCAAAGAGTCACAATTAGCTATAAGATCATTGGGTGTCGATTTTAATAAAATTAAAAAACTGGGTGGTGGCTTTAAGGAGATTATAGAAGCTTTGGGGAAGACGCAAATAACAGAGGCGGAGGCGGTATCAATTTTTGGTTTAGAGCATGTTAAAACAGGGTTGGCTCTTGTATCTGCAACTAAAGCTACTCGAGAGCTAAATAATGAGTTGATGAATAGTGTGGGTTTTGCAAAACGAGCGCAAGATGCTTATATGCAAGGATTGCCGGGAGCATTCAAATTATTTGTTTCAGCCTTAGAGGGTGCTATTTTGTCTGTTGGTGGGGATGGAGGCTTAAGTTCAGCAATGATTGCCGTTTTAAACTCTGCAACTTCTTTAATAAATATATTTAATAATGCGAATCCTTCTGTAAAACAACTTGTAACTGCATTTTTACTCTTAACTGCTACAATGTTAGGAGTGGGAATAATATTAAAGGTGGTGGCTTTTTCAATTGGAGGCTTAAGTGCGATTTTAAGTATATTTAAGGGAGCGATTATAGCTATAAGAGGTGTTTTAGTAGTTTGGCAAGTTATAAATTGGGCTTTAGCAGCAAGTTTGTCTGCTGTTGGAGTAAGTTTGTCACCGATTATTATAGGAATTGTGGCTTTTGTAGGAGCTTTAGCAGGGATATATCTAGCTTATCAAAAGATCAAAAGTTTAATTACTGGTGAAAAAATGGATTTAGGGGGGGGGTTTGAGACTTTAGTAAATACAGTCAAAAATTTTAATATTAATAATTTTATGCAAGGTAATGTAGATATTAATGTGAAAACACAAGAAGGGGTTGTTGCAGAAATTACAAATATAGAAGGTAAAAATATGAAATTGGGAGTGCAACACTAATGCTTTTTGATGATTTAGTCCCAGCAAAATTTAAAAATGTTAGGCTGCTTGTACGTAAAGAATCATTAACTTATGGATTATTAAAACAAGAAAATCTTAGCCCGACCCTTTCTAATATTAGAAGTTTTACTAATTTAATTAAAATCCCAGAAAAAATTACTTTAGATATAGTTTTTACTGGAGTTACTGCAAGCTTTGATGCACAGAGATTTTTACAATTAGCAAATGAACAAAATTCAGGTAGATTAATTATCCCTACTTTTGGCTTATTTGATAGCATGCAAATAGTCGACCCCCCTGTTTTAAACACCGATATGACTAAAGTGGGCGTAATAAATACAACTGTTACTTTTGCAAAAGTGGTAAATGAAAACAAGACTATAAATTTATTTGCCAAACTTGAAGCGGGACTGCAGATATTAAGAAAAGCAGTATATGCTATCAATGATGCTTTCTATATATTTACTAACGTACAAGGAGCCATAGTATCAATACAAAGTGGCATAAATAATGCTTTAAATGGAGTAAATGCTGGATCGATTGCTATAAAAGATTTAAGCAATGCATTTTCTTTAAATAGCTTCTTAGAATCAGTTCAATTAAAGTTACAATCAACTGAAAAGGCTTTGGTTAAAGATATTTATTTAGATATCAAAGCTGTGCCAATTAAAACTAACATAAATCAATTAATAAATAAACAAGCACAATCTTTGTATATATCTTTGATTACTTTTCAATTAATAATTGGCATAGCATATATGGAGCAAGCTAGCAACATTGATTCATATAACTCTCAAGAAGATATAAAAAAAGAATTAACATTTTTAACCTTTTTATCAAACGACCTAATTACTCAAAATTTTTTAAGTAATGAAGTTTTAAATTTAATAAAACAAAGCCTTGAATTTTTGACCAATCTTTTAAATGATACTTTTGATAACTTGCCAGAAGTTTATACTATAAAAGTTCAGAATGAAAGCTCTTTACTAATAGCATATAGAACAACTGGAGATATCGACAATGTTAATTTAATTGAAAGAATTAATCCTCAAATTAATAATATTGCGGATATAACTGGATTAGTAACATGTTTGAAATTCTTATAAACAACAATTCTGTTGATTTTTTTGATGGATTTAATTTTAAGCAAAGATTTAATGCTATAACATCAGAATTGACTATTAATTTTGATTATGAGCCCAATATCAATACAGGTGATATGATTCACTTAAAATTTAATAAAACCTATTTATTAACAGGTTATATAGATAATAAAGAAGTAGAATTTTCTGCTCAAGCAATTAAAGCAGTAATAAACTGCAGAGATAATACTGCGGATGTTATAGATAATACTATAAATCAAATTTCTAGAGATAGAAATTATTCTTTTGTCGGTTTAATTAAGGAATTAACGGGATTAGAAGTAATTAATCAGTCTGGTGATCCTTTGGTATTAGTGGAGCCTGTAGAAAGTGCGCTAGGCATGAATTTAGCAGATTTTTTGAATTCTATTGCTAAGCAGCTAGGTGTATTTTTACAGCCAGACGGGAAGGGTAATATTGTTATTATTAAAGTTAAATCTTCTTTGGCTACTCCTAAAGAAATATTGAATCCTATCTCCTATAGATTGCAGAATGATATTTCAGAAAGATATTATCGTTATACTTGTTATGCTAAAAAAGATAGCGAAATTAGCCCTGATGTATTAGTGGCACAAGTTTTTGATAATGAAATAAGAGAGACACGACTCTGTGTTTTTCAAGCTGATAGGACGATAGCAGAAACAAGAGAGCTTTTACAATTAACTAAAACTAAACTAAATCTACATAGAGCAAAAGGTAAATCTGTTTATATTAAAATCCCTTTAGAAAATAGTTTATATAAGATTGGAGATTATGCTTTGTTTCAAAATAAAGTTTATTTTATTGATGAAATCAACTATAATATTACCATAAACAATAAAACTGTAGATTTAAGATTGGTAGATAAGGATACTTATGTATTTAGCTAAATATCTCGGAAATGGTTATTTTGAAACTCAAAGTAAAGATAAAACTAAAATAACTCGTAAAATCCAAGTTATGGGATTAACAACAGAACTTATAGAAAATAATTATTATCTAGCTTGCAATGTTGATAATAAGATGGCGGTTTTACCTCTGATTTTAGCAGGGAACATCATAAATCAAGACTTAATTTTGCAGAATTCTAATGCTGCAATTTCTCTTGATGCATTGGGTACAATATCAATTAAAACAGGATCTACAGAGATTACTTTAAATAAAAACAATGATCTTACCCTTACCTTGCCGGCTAGCAAAAAGTTATTGTTAAATGGTGTTGAAATTTTAACAAAAAATGCAGTAATTTCTTCTCCTAGCGGCCCCTGCTTAATTATAAATAGCGGTCAAGCATGATAGATTTAGAATTAACCGATAATTTAGATTTAAAAATTGAAAATGGAGATTTAATTACTACACAAGATACTTTGTTGAATGAAGTATTAGTTGCGACTACAACAAACTCTTTAGATATTGGAATGGATTATAATTTGGGTGGTTGGATGAACGAAGATATAGGCAATAGAATTTGGGTGATTTTATATCAAAACCGTTTTAATTCAGAAACAAGGAGCGAAATTAAAAGCGAATTGCGCCAATCCTTAATTGATTATGGCAATATAGAATATTCAGTTATAAATTCTCAAGAAGGGACAATTAGCGCTTTTTTGGATTTAATTTTAAACAATGGATTAAGACAAAAGTTTGACTTGATTATGGGCGACAAGAATGAGTAAAGCAGAATTAAAAGAAATCGAGGCAACTTTCCAAAATAATTTAAAAAGTGTTTTGCCAGAATATCAAATATCGGCTAAAAACAATGTTTTAAATATTTTATTTAGAAGTATGGCGAGCTATATATATCAATTAATAAGAAAAAGCAACAAATATGTTGACTGCTTAACTGAAATAGATAGCGTAACAGGAACACAATTAGATTATAGGGCTAGTTTTTATAGCATTACCAGAATACAAAAAACAAAAGCAACAGGTGTTATAATATATTTAGGCAATCTTGGTGGAGTTATCCCTGTGGGTAGTTATGTATTAGGTGGATCTTATATTGTAACTAGTACTTCTGCAATTGCTCTCCAATCTTTTCATGGGGTTGTTTCAGTTAATTTACAACAAGCTATCGTCACTTTACCTAATACAAACATTTTACCTAATAATATTAAAATATTGGTAGATTTTAGCAATATAATAAATCAAGAAGTAACGATTTCAAATTGCAATGAAACTACATTTAGCTTTTCTTTTGAAGGAAGTATCCCTTCAGGTGATTACCCCATAACCTTTAACACATTAATAGGAATCATTAGCATATCCTCTGTAGAAGAAGGAGAAAACCAAAATTTAGAGGGGAATACCCAAGGAGAATTGTCAAACTTATTTGATAATGTATTGCCTAATTTATATGTATCTCCACAAGGTATAACGGGGGGGCAAGATTTAGAGAGTGATGTAAGATTAAAAAAACGCTGGAGAATTGCCAGAGCGGGATATGTAGCTTATTTTTCGCCAGATCATATTAAATTACAGCTTTTGTCTTCTTTCCCCAATATGACAAGAGTATTTGTATTAAGAGCTACCCCAGCCACTGGTAAATGCACTATATACGCTCTTTTTGAAAATCGACTTAGTATTTTACCTAATCAATCTGAAATAAATGAAATAAAAAATTATTTATCTACGCTGGCGCCAGCTACAATAAGC